GGTCCAAATATCCTAAACATTTTCTGCTTTAGCCTTCTTGTATATTTGTTGAACACGCTGCTTTGAAATACCAAACCACTTTGCGACGGCAGTCATGGTCACGTGTTGTTCATCGATCAGGCGAACTATCTCAGCGTTACGAGCGGCTTTTAGTACATTTGGCATTAGAACGGAGCCTCGTGCTGTGATCCAAACTCAGGGGGATCAATATCAATATCTACATTGTCGAACGAAGGTATCTGCCATACGCGCACGGCACGTCCTTTTATCTTCATAACAAGACTGCTACCGTTTATGTCCCGCAGGCGTTGAGCTATCCGGTGTGACTTATATTCAAAGAATTTATTCTTCTTCAAGAAGTTCTCAAAGTCTTTCAGACGGAAGTAAGTGATATTAACTTCCTCATCTGTCCAAGGTTTGCGAAGTAAAATTTCTTCTTTATCCTGCGCAACCTGTAAGTGGGCGCAAAACTCCTCCAAATAATCGTAGAACTGTCCGCTGATGCTGGCATCTTGCGCGACTTCGATAATTGCGCTCTCGTTATCTTTCATCTCACTTAACAGTGTGCTTATCCGGCTCTCCCATTGCTGCTTGGCAACGGAGCGGGGCATGAAGTTAAGTTGTTCCATGCAGGCTTTTTGAAAAGTCGGTTGGTTCATCAAAGCATCTGTGTCCATTTCCAGAGGCTCGCCGTTAACGTCCATAAACCATACGGGCGGGGTAGAGTTATACTTGCGGAGGTTTGCGATTGTGGCCCCGGCTACGGCGGCCCCTATGCCGAACTTACGGGTCCGACATAGGTCTTTGTTACAGTGCGCGTTGATCGGCGCATCAGAACATTTATATGCGTAATCTTTTCGCTCTACTTGTTTGGCAACAACGTTTACCTCTGAGAGTGGCAGTGGCGGAGATATGTACTCCATATTGAAGCGGAGTATCTCTGACTCCCAGCTATCTGGATATGCCTTTCGTAAGTACACGCCAATGTTGAACAGACCATTATTACGTCCTCCTTCGCTAATACCTGATTTGCACAGTATCTGTAGACAGGGCGGACCGTCCTTTAGCAGGTCGGTTTCACCGCCCCCTACTACTTGAAGCTTAACGATTTGCTCCGGAGTTTGAACATGTTTTTCGTATAATTCTATAAATTCATCTAAGGTGGCAGACGTGCCATCGTCCAAGAAAGCATAGCGCAATCCGTTTTCATGATCGTAATATGGCAGGTTTAAGAAGTTTCCTACGTCTCCACGATCAAGGTGCAGCTTTATTTGCTTTGGAAATATCTCGCTCTCGCCGTATCCAAGGGCCGCGGCTATTGATTGCAGGGCCTTCTGCATATCTTTGGCTTCTGTCCAACCGCTGGAAAACAGGAAACAATGCGCTCCGCCTGATTTAGATCGGCAGACCACCATGGGTATTTTTAACCGGCGTATTTTATCGACAAGAATTTTGTGATCCAGAGGGTACTGATCGATATCAATACAGCCCCATTTACAACAGTTGTCTTCATTGATGGGGATGATGCCTAACCCGGCTCCTGCCCCCGACAGGTGGTTGTCCCAAAGTTTTTTGTCGCGTGGTTCTCTAAGAATGCCCGCTTTGCCTTTGGCCTTACCGTTTGCCCCTGTATTTTCTATTTTGAAGTAGCCGTATGCTTCCTTCAAACCATCGAAGATGGCCATAAACTTTTCTGCTGACATTATCGCCCCCACTCGAAAGAAAAGCGGCGGGGCATAAGTACCCCGCCGCGAACACTACTTAAAACGGTATATCTTTATCGTTTTGTGCAGCTTCTTCTCCATCCGAGTGTTTCACAACAACGTCACCCGCGGTGATACTTGCTGCAAATTCTTTGGCCCGAGTATACATGTGCGCCTCTGACACAGGACCCTCGACAGACATTTCCCATCCATGCCACGAACCCTTGGAGTTTTCTTCCCCAATTGTTTTAAGATCGTAGATGTAAGCAAAACGAGGTGGTGTGAAGGGTCCTTTCGATCCCATCATAGAACGTGACGCCATGATGCTGTTCCATTTACGCGACTTTTTAAGCTGCGTAGATTTCATTGCGATCAGGGCTGTCTCCATTGAGCCGTCTTCCGCGAGCAAGATAACAAAGTGCTGGTGAGTTTCTTCGATGTATTCACCGGAGCCATCCATCAAATAATCTTTGTTGTCATCTTTTGACCGTTCAACCTTTGGCCGCGCTTCATGCGGTTCGTAGATGGCTGTCGGCGCACCGCTTCCCACGCCACGTGGGGCCCACTGGATGAAGCGACGTTGATACGCGCACGGTATGACCCGAATGCCCGTTTTGCCCTTGTAAAGGGCTCCTGTGACCGTGTTGTAGATATCCCCTTTACGGGCATCTTCGTTTACGTCCAAGACAGGATCGTTACCAGACAGAACCTTTAAGAACGGCAGGGCTAAATCTTCCTGCCCCAAATCCTGAAGGCCGTCCCCGGCATCTTGTTCAAACATTGCCGGGTTAAACTCTGCCAACCCGGTTTCTTCTTTTTTAGCAACTTGCTTTGACTGTGCCATATTATTTTCCTCTCTTGATGACTGCACGTTGACCGACGTAAGCTCCGAACAATTCCATCGGAAACTCTTCTCCTGCCTCGCACCGCTCTTTTACAAACGCACGAAGCGTCTGCGGGTGAATTTCGGTTTTCTGCGTAGGCACAAAACCCTCTTGTTCAGCAAATGCTGAAAAAGCGTTAGCTTTATCGTCCTCGCCACGGCCAAACTGACACAAGACAGTATTCTTAATAATGTCATCGTACCCGTTTTCGCGTAGCCAGTCGTAAGCTTGCGGACGATTGTTAACCAGTATGGAGGCTCCATACGTTTGTTTGACCTCAACGGTAGAACCGTCATCTAAGGCAAACGAAGATATACCTACTTCGGCAAGCATTGCAGGCATGTCTTCATCCGTCATTTTCAGAAGCTTTTTCTTTGCATTCTTGAGATCGCTCTCCAGAGAAGCAATATATTCTTCTTCATCGCGGATATGTCGGGCCAACTCAGCCACCGTTTGGAGGCCTTGTTGATCTATCTTTTCGACGGATGAGGCGATAGTGTCCTCAAAATCTTCTTCCATCATTTTTAGTACGTCGTTACTCATTCCGAGTCTCCTTCGTGGTTAAAGGCACCTGTCGGGCCTTGACAAATACGGATAATATCGTATACTCGGCTCTTGTCAAGCAGTATTTAGGGAAATTTAAAATGCGTGGATTTGAGTACAAAACCAACCCGTATGACCACCAGCGTAAAGCGTTAGAAGCTTCGTGGGCCGAGGAGTATTATGCGCTGTTCATGGAGATGGGTACAGGCAAAACAAAAGTGGCTATAGACACCATGGCGGTTCTTCACGAAGCAGGCAAGATAAATGCGGCTTTGGTTGTAGCACCCAAAGGAGTTTACGATAACTGGGTCAAAAATGAAATACCGGCACACCTTCCGGACCGCATTCAACGCCACATTCTGCGCTGGACCCCAGCTAAGACAAAACGCATGGAAACAGACCTAAAAGATTTTATTGTTGGAGACTTACACGGCATCAAAGTGTTTGTAATGAACATAGAGGCGTTTTCCACGAGCCGTGGGACGGAGGCCGCTCTCGCGTTCCTGTACCAGAACCCCGATAACATCGTGATTGTAGACGAAAGCACCACAATCAAGAACCGTAAGGCGGCTCGAACAAAGAACATTGTAAAGCTACAAGAGTATTCCAAGTATCGGCGCATTCTGACAGGTTCTCCCATCACTAAGAGTCCTATGGATTTGTTTAGCCAGTGCGACTTCCTGCGCAACAAGGCGCTTGGTTTTAACAGCTACTTCGCGTTTCAATCGCGGTACGCAAACATCCAACAACGAACAATGGGACACCGCAGTTTTCAACAAATCGTGGGCTACCGGAGATTAGACGAACTTTCTGAAAAGTTAGACACGTTCAGCAATCGGGTCCTGAAGCAAGACTGCTTGGACCTGCCTGAGAAAGTTTATGTGCGACGGGAAATTGAGTTTACTCCTGAACAAAAGAAGCTTTACACGCAAATGAAGAAGCTGGCACTTGCTAAGTTAGAGAGCGGGGAGCTTGCCACAACTGCGAGCGTCCTTACCCAGATAATGCGGCTTCAACAAATATGCTGCGGGTTTTTGCAGCCGGATGAGGGTGAGATAGAGTCCGTCCCAAGTAATCGCCTAAAAGAATTGTTGGAGCTTACAGATGAGGTGCAGGGCAAAGCCATAATATGGGCCACTTACACGCATGACATACTGCGCATTGAGGAAGCTATAAAAGACCGGTTTGGCGAAGACTCGGTTGCGACGTATTATGGAGGCACCCCGCAGGATGAGCGGCAAGATATCGTCACGCGGTTTCAAGACGCGTCTGATCCGCTACGGTTCTTTGTTGGACAGCCACGAACCGGGGGCTACGGCATCACGTTAACGGCCGCTAATACCGTTATTTACTTTTCAAACAGTTACGACTTGGAAATTAGATTACAGTCGGAGGATCGCGCTCACCGGATTGGTCAAACCAACAAGGTCACCTATATTGACATGGTTTCGCCCGACACTATCGATGAAAAGATACTACAGGCCCTGCGGAGCAAGATTGATATTGCTGGTCAGGTTCTAGGCGAAGACGCGAAAGACTGGTTGAAATAACCCTGCGGGTCAGGCCCGCGGACCGGGGGTGGTCCAGAAACTTCGCCGCCACTTGCAAAGGGGCTGGGCATTTCTTGGTCATAGTCGTATGCGGCATACTGCGCAAAGACGTTTTCCGTCGGGGCTGCGGGACGCGCTTGTGGTCTAACCTGCGGGATAGAAGCCTGCTCTACAACTTCAGGTTCTTGAGGCAGCATTAAATACTCACTCACCGCTTGTGCGGCAGGAACAAACCCCGGTTGACCAAGGCCTTCGGGCCGCGATCTAGGTTTAGGAGCCGGGTCTGAGTTTTCTGTCAGTTGAAAGAAGTCTCCCATTGCGGGTAATATCTCATCTTGGGCTGCGCCGTGGACAAGAGAAACGTAACGACGTGTTTCTTTAAACGGCGGTATTCCGTTGTATTTACGCACATTACCGGGGCCCGCGTTATATGCTGCGAGGGCCAAGGGCACCGTACCAAAGTCCTGTAGTTGTTGCTTGAGATATTTAATCCCACCAATCACGTTTTGTTTTGGATCGTTGGGGTCTACACCCAATTCTTTTGCCGTTTCGGGCATAAGCTGCATTAGGCCTATTGCGCCTTTTTCACTAACGGGGCCCTGACGGCCTTTATTTTCTTGGTATATAACACGTAGAACTAGCTCGGGATCAACGTTTTGTTCAAGAGCTAACTCCATGGGATCAAACCCATAATCTTCCATTATTTTCTGTCTTACGGCTGTGAGTTGCTCGGGGGTAGCCGGTGCCTCTACGACGCCCCCTTCGTTAAAAAGTTGTGCAAACATCCCACCAAGACCGGCTAGTTGTCCGGTAGTTTCGGGGGCTTCAAGCATTTCGAGGTTTCCCAAAGGCATACCGCCTCCGCCGTCTTCACCCATGGCTTGGGTAGTAGCTAAGAAACCCCCACCGCCGCCATCTTCGCCCATGGCCATAGTGCTTATTGAAAACATAGAGCCGCCGCTACCGTCTTCGCCTATGGCACGGGTCATAGAGTTACCCTGACTCGGTTCAAATTGCTTCATGCTGTCGAGGTGCATTTGTCCGCCGCCAAAGCCAAAGCTTTCTTCGGCTCCAAAGTGAGCCCGCTCTGCTTCGTCAACCAACTGCACAAAATGCTCCACATCTTTTTGCGCAGCTTCCTGAACGGTTTGTGCGGCTTTTTGACCGTAAGTTCCCATCAAATAGTCTTGGTAATTTTGTAGCGGAGAACCCCGCAAGTTAGCCACTTCGCGGCCAAACTGATTTTGTTGTTGGAATAAACCGCCAACTCCTTGCATAGGAGGGCCTTGAACCGAGCCCATTTGTTGCATCAATTGTCCCATCTGAGCTTGTTGGGGCCTAGCTGGAGCTATTGAGTTTGCATAAGGGTTGGCTATCATACCACCTTCCGCATAATTTTGAACCATACCACCATCTCCATATCCCATTGCCGTAGAACTAAAACCTGCGTTCCCGGCTAAATTAACGTCCCCAGCTTGAAAACCGGCCGATCCGGCCCCGTCGCGGATTAATTGCTCTCCTGCACCACTACCGTAATTTCCACGAGAGTCATTTAAGACAGCCTGCGCCATCGCGCTTGTCATGCCTCTATGTTGAGCCCGTTCTTGAGCGGATTCAACAAACTCATCAACGTCGGCTCCTGAAAAACCGGGGTCTTCAGGAGCTACTGGAGCCGGGCCACCTTCGAACACAGGAGCCGTCGAGGTGAACTCTCCCGGCGAAGCTACTGTATCGGACCACTCCTCATAAGGCGTAGTCCGATCCGTTGCATTCCATGCTTCGATGGCCGCGTTGTACGCCTCACGGTCCTCGTTCCATTTAGCAAGTTGCGCGTTCCACGGTTCGATTTGGTTAAGGTTAAAGTCGTCAACAAGCGACTGATATGCTCCCGCATCTGTTTGATACTGTGTCAAAGCGGAGTTGTATGTTTTTATCCGGTTATCGTAATCATCCATGATATCCCGGTCAAACTTATAAAAATCATACTCGGGGGACGCGTATCCTACGATTGACATATTTTACGCTCCTAAACTTCCGATACCACTTTTCATTAATTGTGTTGCCGAATCATTGGGGAATAAAGCGGCGTACCTAGTCCTGTCAACGGGTCCGGAGGATTGTACAGGTGCCACGGGGGGTGGCGCAGCGGCCTGTTGTACAGGACTAGGCTGAGTAACCGGGCCGGTTTGGGTGGGAGGACCCACCGGCACGGTATTCAAGGACCCTTGTTGGTCTGAGGGGGGTAAGGGTGCTGTTTCTTGTTCTGGAGCAACATACTCTTCTGAGAAGGCTTTTTCGCCTGCAATGATGCCATATGGAACACGTCTCCCAACTTGACGCGCCAGAGGTGATATGAACCGTTCAAGCACCGACATGGATTTGTCTTGTGCGCTTTTAGTAATGTTTTCATTCATTAGTTCAGAAAGCATGGCGGGGTTAGCAAATAATTCCGTCATCTTTTTAATTCTTTGAGATTCCGGACCTTTCAGCAAGAACCGTTGCACTAACTCTGAGCCGGTTTGTTCCGCTATCAAACCGCCGCTCATCTGAGGCAATCCCAGCAAGCTCTTTAGTTTGTTTTGCACGGCTCCACCGGCAGTCGCACCAAAAATACGAGCATAAAACAATTTTGCCAAACTTGGCTTTTTAAACAACACGTTTTCAAAATTGTTTGTGGCAAAAGCTTCTTCCACACCGCGCATTGTCTTTATTGCTTGCTGAATACGGCCCATTTCTGTCAAGCCGTCATCTCCTACGGTTTCATCGACAAGGCCCTTACGGATCATAAAGTCTTCCATTGAAAATTTAACGTTAGGCGCAACGCCCGGAATTTGACCGAACAATTCTTTTTGAAGAACATCTCCGTTTGGAAGCAAACGGGCACTGCCTCTCTCCGAGTTTCTTAACGCATTCTGTATGATGCCGCTTTTAAGCCCAGACAAAGCCATTTCTTTGGTGTACTCGGTGTTCTTATAATTCGCCTCGTTCACCATTCTAAATAATGAATTAAGTGCTAATACGGGCTTTTCTGAGGCCAAAGCTTTAGCTACGGCTTCGCTTGGGTCCTCGCCTGCATCAATAACGCTCTGGAAGGCTTTAGTGTCGTACAACATTTTTATTTGTTCGTCGTCAAACCCGCGTTGTTTAGCTTTGCTTGGATTTATTTGGTTTGCTATGTTTCCAAGGGTGTTGTCAAAGGCGTCTTGTGCGGCTTCTACGGAAGCCAATTCCCCTTCCAATTCTGGAAGCAACTTAAAAAGTTCTTTTGTGCCGGGTTGCTCCCTAAAACGGTTTAACTGCGCTTCGCTAACTACAAGTCTTTCAATAGTCTCGTTAGGATTAGCAGGATTTGGGACCTGTTTAACCGTCATTACTTTAGACAAACTGTCCCGCAACGCCGCGTTAATAATGTCCGTTGTTTCCATCGTTTGAACAGCTTCTTCACTGAAACCGGCTTGATCTACCAAGAACCGGCCCGCCGCTCTAATTTCGTTTACGCGTTTCACCGTGGCCAGATTATTGCCTTTAAACATAGCATCCAAAAGCTCTTGAGGGTCTAGTAACAGACCTCGTTGCTTGTCAGTAACTTGCATGTCGTTTAAAAAACTTCTGCGGAATACATTGTTGCGAGCAAACGTATAGGCCCGGGCATTATTATATGCTTCGCTCGCACCGTTTTTCTGACCGGTTAAATCGCGCAATAGAGCGTCGTTTATCTTGTCTAGTCGGCCTGCGTTTACAACGTCACCATTTTTTCTAAGGTTTGAGGCTTTGTTTAACAGCCCCGAGCGCATTTCAAAGAACTTTTGAGCCGTGGCAGGGTTTCGGCCCGTACCATTCTGGAAATACTCTACCATTTCATCGATATCATCTTGATATCCGCCCAGCGCGGTCTTTTACTCTTTTTTAGCACCCACCGAAGAAAAATTCAAACCACCGGTTCTGGAGGACCGGTCCAACAACTGCAAAACGTTAGGCTGACTTATTTGCCGTCCATTTCTGGAATAGAACTCGGTTAGAGGG